CCACAATCTTATCCGCACGCTGCCTGCACTGCAGCACGACAAGCGCAATCCGTCCGACACAGCGAACACGCCGCACGAGCTGACCCATGCGCCGGATGCGCTCCGCGGGTACGCCGCGACCGTTTATGAGCCGGTTAAGGCTGTGCCGCAGTCGGCGTATGACTGCGAAGTAGGAGAATTTCTCAGATTTTGACTGAAAGGAGGCATTATGGAAATTTTATGTTACGCGCTGTCTGCGGCAATACTGGTCCTGACCGGTGCAGTCATCTCCGGCGGTGTGGTTCTGCCGCGGCGTTTGCCGAAGGAGCACACGGCAGAATCTACGCCGGAGGATACGCTCAGCCGCGATCTGGCGGCGCTGATGAACTACGGACGAGAGGAGGACAACGATGAAATTTGATCCGTCACCGACGGCAATCTGGAAGAAATATGAGCGCGACCGCGACTACAAGCGCTCAATCGGTTTATACGACCGTGTTCGGCGCAACGAGGCGTTTTACCTCGGCAGGCAGTGGGAGGGACTGCGCGTGCAGTCGCTCGACCCGCTGATCTTTAACGTGCTGCGCCGCTGTGTCAACCTGTTTGTGTCCATGCTGGTCTCCGACGATGTGGCGGTACGCGCCCAGCCGTTCGACATGGACAAGAACGGTCGGCAGACCGCGCATGTGCTCGAGCGTGCGTTTGCATCCGCGATCGAGCGTTCGGGTGTCAAGGCACTCGGCCGCCCGCTGCTGAAAAACGCCTGTGTGGACGGCGACGCGTGCTTCTACATGCACTTTGATCCGGCGCTTGAGACCGGTCAGGCGGTTAAGGGCGATATTGCGGTGGAGCTGATCGATTCCACGAACATCTGCTTCGGCAACGCCGCCTGCGATGAGGTACAGCGCCAGCCGTACATTATCATTGCCATGCGGCGCGACGCAGATGAGGTGCGTCAGGAAGCGCGCGCCAACGGCATCTCTGCGAGCGACGCGGAAGCCATTCGGCCGGATGACAGCGGCGAATACCATCGTTACCGCACCTCGAGCGACAGCGACCGCGTGACTGTACTCCTGCACATGCGCAGGACCGAGAACGGCATTGCCTTCTGCAAGACCACGCGAAACGCGGTCGTAATGCGCGAAAAGGTGCTTCCCTATCGGCTGTATCCGGTGACGCACCTTTGCTGGAACCGCGTGCGCGGCTCGTGCCACGGCGAAAGTCCGCTGACCGAGGCGATTCCGAACCAGATTGCCATCAACAAGCTGTACTCGATGTACGTCCAGTGCATCAAGCAGGTGGCGTTCCCTAAGATCGTGTACGACATGACACGGTTCCCGAACGGCTGGTCAAACGATGTCGGCAAAGCGATCGGCATGCGCGGCAACCCGAATGAAGCGATCGCTGCCGCATTCCGCGCACCGGATATCTCGGCACAGGTGCTGCAGCTGCTCAAGCAAATGATGACCGATACCGCGGAGCTCATGGGCGCAAGCGAGGCCGCACTCGGCACGGTCAATCCGGACAACACCTCGGCGATTATCGCGGTGCAGAACGCAACGGCAGCGCCGCTCGAGCTGACCAAAATGGAGTTCTACCGCTTTACCGAAGACTGGGCGCGCGTGTTTCTCGATCTGATGGGCGCGCACTACGGCGTGCGCACGCTCGTTCTGCCGAACGAGGACGGCGGCGAACCCGAAACATGCACGTTCGACTTCTCCGCACTCACCGGGCAGGACATGCGCCTGCAGGTGGATGTCGGCGCGGCAAGCTACTGGTCCGAAACCATGCAGACGATGACAAACGATCATCTGCTGGAGAGCGGCGTTATTTCCGACCCGCTCGTATATCTGGAAAACGTACCGGATTATCAGGTACGCGGCAAACACGACCTGCTGCACGCACTTCGCGTACAGCGACAGCAGCAAAAGGAGGCAAACAGTAATGCAGAAAACCACAGTGAATCCCAATCCTGAGCAGGAAATGACGGTCAATCCGTTCGCACAGGAGCAGGCGGCGGAAATCCAGCCGCAGGAAAATGCGCAGACCTATCCGGTCGAGGTAGACGGCGATATCGTCGAACTGACGCTCGAGGAGCTGATCGACGCAGCCGCACAGGGCCTTTCCAAGCGCAACGCCTACATCCGCCGTAATCGTGCGGCAAACGCCATGCCGAACGGCCAGATCTACGCCGCATTCGTCGAGGAATATCCCGATGTCCGTCCCGAGGACATTCCGCAGCAGGTATGGGAGTGGGCGCAGCAGGAAGGCTCGCTCGTGTCCGCGTACCGCAAGTGGGAGATTGCCGAACTGAGAGACGAACTGGCAGCGCTCGAGATGAACCAGAAGAATCGCCGTGCAGCGGTCGGTCCGGCGCAGTCGGACGGGGAACCCACGGGGGTAGACCCGGTTACCCTCGCTTTGCTCGGCAAGTAACATTCTCATTACTTCACGATTTAACATTTATGCAGGAGGTAAATTTTTATGGCTATCAATCTCGCAAGCAAGTATTCCGACCAGATTGCAGAGGTATTCACCCGCGCGTCCTTCATCAAGGGCAAGACTGCCGAGACGTATGACCTGACCGGCGTAAAAACGCTCAAGGTTTACACCCCGATCACCGTCGAAGAGGTCGATTACGACCGTGACGGCGGTCTGAAGCGCTACGGCGATGTGACCGAGATGCAGGATGTGGTACAGGAGCTGACCATGACGCAGGACAAGGCGTTTACCCTGACCATCGACAAGGGCAACAACCTCGATCAGAATCTGGTCAAGAATGCCGCCGACATGCTGCGCCTGCAGCTGAACGAAAAGTCCACACCGGCGGCGGACAAGTACGCATTCAAGCGCTTCGTCACCATGGCGGGCAGCATTGTGGAAAGTGCAAAGCCGACCAAGGCGAATATCATCAGCAAGATTGCGGATGCATCGCAGGAACTTGACGATGCACTTGTGCCGGACGACAACCGCTATCTGTACCTGACCAGCGAAATGTACAAGCTGGTGTGCACCTCGGACGAGTTTGCCGGTGTGGACGTGCTGGCGCGTCAGTCCATCGCCAAGGGCGTGTGCGGCGAGGTATTCGGCATGAATGTCGTCCGTGTTCCCAAGAGCTATCTGCCGGAGGACGTGTACTTCCTCGTTGCACACAAGGATGCCGTGCTCATGCCGTACAAGATTGCGGATGCCAAGGTGCATGAGGACCCGGTCGGCGTGTCCGGTGCACTGATCGAGGGCCGTCACTACTACGACGCATATGTGCTCGGCGCAAAGTGCGGCGGCGTGTATGCACTGGTCGATGAGGACTGCCGCTCGAGCGCACCGACCATCAGCCAGGGCAAGATCACCGCGTTCGGCAAGGTGCGCTACACCCTGGACGGCTCGGATCCGCGCTACTCGGATTCCGCAAAGGATTACGTTGCCGGCACTGTGCTGACGCCGGAGACCGGCTGCAAGATCCGCGCATACTGCGTGCAGTCCGGCGCGTATCCGTCCGAGGTAGCGGAAGGCTAAGGCAACACCGCACAATTGAAGCAGCGGCTCCTCGCGCAGGCTCCGGTCGCGCTGCCGCGGCGCTTTGCGGAAATTTTATGTCCTGACTTTAGCTTCGGTTCCTTGCGCGAGTTCCGTCCGCGCTGCCGAGGTTTCACGGTAATACATCAAGTATTACCGCAAAACCGCGCCTTGTCAGCACGCAAAATTTGCTCGCAAATCGCTCTTGTTCAATTATGCGGTATTGCCTTACAAATCCTCTCCTGCACTCCAGTTGACAAGATGAGGCGACTTTTTCGGCTGCACAGATGCCGGGTCGGGCACCTTTACACCGAAGAAATCATACCACTGACCGCACTGCTCGCACTGCCAAGCCGTTGCTTCGGTTTCGTCCATGATGAAAATTTCGTTTCCGCATTCACAATTCAGAATTGTCATTATACTTCCTGCTTTCCTGCTGTTGTATTTCTGCTATCAGTATAGCATAAGCCGCGCATAAAGTCGAATGCCGGCGCAAAGAAAAAAGGGAGTGTTTCCACTCCCTTTCTGTGCGGTTACGGCAGCCTGAGCAGTCCCGCCTCGCGCAGACTGTTGAGCAGCTCGTTGAACCGTGCAACGATGTCGTCCGCACCGGTTGCGTCTGCTACCGATGCCGCTGCTTCCGGACTTGCACCGGT